AGCACGCCGCCTTTCATTTTGTGGCTTTCGGAGTGTCGCGGTATCTTTCGATTGAGCCGACGGATAGCGGTACGGGACCAATTGGTCCCGAATTCTTATCAGATTCTCATCAATCTGTGGACTCCTCGCCCTCGCCCTCCTCTTGAAGCTCGCCAGCCGCCAGCATGACGCGTATCCGGCCCCCCACCGTGCTCCTCGATGCCATACCCACACTGTGGGATGGGTGGCGGGATAAGCTTGGTGGTTCAAATGCCAGAAGGGTATAACTACCGCCCCCCACAAAGAAACGCGATCCTGGGGCATCCTGGTGATTATTAAAATCGGAAAATGAAATTAAAAGTGATTAGGTGGCGGGCAGTGACCAGCCGCCCGCCTGGTTACTCGATGACCAGGTGTGGGGGAGGGAGTGTCTCCTCCCCCGGTTGGTGTCAGTCCATGGATTATTGTTACTCTATGCCGTAGGCATCGATGGTTCCAGCGATCGAGGTCCCGGCGACTTTCAGCCTCCTAGCTCTTCGCGGTGGTGATCAACCCGAGACACGCAGGCCGTACAACCTTCGCGCCGTAGATGCACAAGCCCTTGACAGCATCCGCAAACCTCTTAGGCGGTCGGTAGCCCTCGGTTTTGTTGATCTGGATTGCCAGCGTGCAAGCGGCGTTAGTTCCTGCGAGGACCTTGTAATGGTCGCCGCTTGTGTTCTTCACGTTGTGGGATTCGTAGACGTTGAATCCGCCAATCCGCCCGATGAACCCGTTCACAAGGGCATCTGTGGAGGTGGCCGGAGCTGCGGTAAACCTCGCATCTGCGAGCAATTTCGTAGTCCACCAGGGCGGGACGACTATCCACCGCCCCTGCCTGGGGGCTTTGGAGTCGGAGAGCTTCTCCCCCATCTGGAGGATGTAGTCATAGACGCAGGTCCCGGCGGTGGCGTTGGGGACGATGTCGGAGTCGTCGGAGCCGAGAAGGTTGTCCTCGGAGACGCCAGCGATCAGGATGTCCCTCACGTACTGGTCTATCGTGTCGGCGAGCTCGTAGGCGGCGTTTTTCATGGCCGCGCTCATGACAGTAGGCTTAGCCTGTGCCGCGTCGACGTCGTCGACTGCGAAGTTGTAGTATTTCTCCTGGTCGACGACAAGCTCGGCGGTGGCGGCGATGACGTCTTCGGGGTCCTCGATGTCGGTGTTCCTGGTATAGTTCCGGATCGTGACGGCGCTAAGGCCTCCGATCCTCACCCGGTCCCCTGCCTGCTTGATCTCGCCCTCGTAGTCCCGGTTACAGCATCCGCCGTAAACTAAGGCCTTCTGGAGCTCCTCGATCAGTTTAGCGCTCCAGATCGTAGGGATGAAGTTCTGTAAGCTCATCTCAATGTACCTTCTGCTAATTGTTTTTCGATCTGTGGCATATGGTCGACGAGCTGATCAGGTGTCATCGCCTCGACTTCCGCCCGGGTCCAGGTCTTCGGGGTCGTCTGTGGAGGGTTCGATCCCTGGCCAACGTTTTTGGCGGGTCCGAGCTCCTCCAGGAGCTTCGCAGCATCCGCCCGTATCGCCTCCTCGTCCTCGCCCTGGAGGCGGGAGGCGAGCCCTTCCGGGAGGTGGGTATCTTTGGCGATCCTCGCTCTCAAAGCGGTTGTCTCACTTCGCTTGTTTGCGGCCCGGAGGTCCTCGACCTCGCCTTTGAGGGTCACAATCTGAGCTTTGAGATCGGCATTTTCCGCGATCAGGGTCGCGTCCCCGCGTTTCTCACGGTCTCGTTTGAGTCTCTCGCTAACGATTCGAGAGACGTCTTCTTTCGTGAATAGCTCATCTTCAGCCACTGTTGCATCTCCGTAAGAGTTACCGACCTTACGTAGTCGTCATGTACTATAAGGACAAACTGATATTTATATTTTCCCTTTTGTCCACAACGGGAGATGAGAGGGGGAGCTATGGCTCCCCCATTTCGAGCTTCAAGGGCTCGTTATCGATGACCTGGACCCGGTCGGCTTCGAGCTCCTTCTCGATAGCTTCGAGCTCGGCGTCGATGTCCTTCTCGGTGGCCCCTTCGTCCAGCCTGGACAGAGCCGCCCTCCGAGAGGTGAGTCTCGCAACTGTCCGGAGGTTCTCGACCTGGGCGTTCTCCATAGCGTCGGCGGGGAGTCCGTCCCTCCAGGCGATCGTTAAGTTCGTGAGCAGCATCGCCCCGCTCATCCTGGAGGCGACTTCGAGCTCGGCGCAGATCCTGAGCACGTCCTTTAGTTGGGGGTCGATCCTCTGGCGCAGGCGATTGACCTTGCTCAACGTCGGCAAAGCCAGCCTCTTCAAGGCGCTTCCGGACTCTGCGAGCCCGTTCCGTGTGTCTCCCAGGATCGCCGGTGAGATCTCGCCCACAGCCATGAGATGGTCCTTCATAATCTCGATCTGGCGGAAGGCAAACTCTAGCTCGGCGTTCCAGGTGAGATAAGACGGAGCAGTCTCACCCTCGTTTACAATATAGACCCGGGACCCGGAGGCGGTGAAGAAGGCCTGCCCGGTGGTGGGGTCGATCGTGACGAGGTTGGAGGGGGCGATCATCTTCGGGTCGGCGTGCTGGTCCAATACTCTGGAGATTTGGCCCGCCCTCTTCTCGATCTCGTGGACGACGTCCTCCAGGTCGGCGAGGTCGGATCGCCCGGCCACGGCGTTGGAGGCCTTCAGGTTGTGGATGGGGACGATGAGGAAGTCCTCGATCCCGGTCTCGATCTCGTCGGGGAGGTCCCTGTATCTGGCGATGGTGGCGAGGTCGACGGCCTTCTCGATCTTCCCCTCTTTCAGCTTGTAGAGGCGGTTCTCGATCCGGCCCGGGTGATGGATCTCCAGCCTCAGATAAGGCTCGTCTTTGCCGTCCTCGTTGGGCTTGTAGACGGTCCAGGCTAAGATGTGAGCCGTGACCTCGGCGGCGTTGTCCGGATTGCATACCGGGAACCAGAGCCGGGGATCGATCACCTCGATGATCCCGTGCTGGTCAAATCGGATCTTGAAGAGCCCCGTTCCGTACTTGACCAAGTCGACGGTGCAGTCGTAGGAGACGAGGTGGAACCTGTTGGCCTCCAATATGCGATCTAGGGCTTCCTGCCCCTTTGAAGCCTCGAATCGTGGGGCCTCTCCCCACAACAGATCAGCGACGAGGGTGCAAACCCGCTTCGGCCAGTTCAGGGCCATGTCGATGTGGGGGGCGTCCTTCGGGTTCAGGTCCTTGAATACGGCGTCGTGATCGCCCTCGTAGAGCCGAGAGTACCGTTCGTAGGCCTGGAGGCGAGCCGCCTCGGATACGGGGGGCCACGGCTCGCCGGGCCGGAAGATTGAATCTAAGTCAGTGATTGCCATAATTAATACTCCGATAGAATATTTTGTTGCCGATGTACCGGAGGGCGTCCATAAGGTCGTCCTTCTCTTTGACCGGCTTGTCGAGCCCCCGCTCGGTGGCGGCGTCATCCCATCGGTAGCCTTCGAGCTCCTCCAGGGTGAGGGGGCAGTTGGGCTCTACAAGCTTGAGGTGGCCCGTCTCGAAGGCGTTAGAGACCCGGGAGAGCCCGTTTAAGACGTCATTATCGGCCTGCATCACCATCTGGACCCCGGCCCGGAGAAGCTCCAACCTGAACGATTTGGCGGAAGGGTCGACGAGGATCGCCGAAGGGTAGAGGTCGCCTAAGAAGGCCTGGAGGTCCCGGGCGAGTTCCCCGTTGGTGAGGTCGGAGCGGCGGTATTCCTTATCGATATACCAGGTCGTCCCGTACCTGAGAGCCCGGAGGTAGGCGGTCGGATGAGTCGCCCCCCAGTCCACCCCCACAACCATCTGAGAGGGCTTACCCTCGGGGAGGCGGTCGACGCAATGGAGATCTCGGCGGAAGTTGCGGTATATGGCCCCTTCAGCCTGGACCCAAAGGCCCCGGATGTAGCGGTCGTAGAATAGGCCTGTATACTGGCGCTTCAGCTCGGCGACGTAGGCGGGGTCGAGGTGGGTATTATCCTCCAGTGAAAAATGCCAGCTCCGGAGGTCGAGATCCGCCTCTCTGTCGATCCATTTTCGTTTCAGGTAGTGGCCCGGCCCCCCGGGGTTCATCGTCCCGAATAGCTGAGCCCCCGGCTCGGAGAGTCGAGAGATGAGCATGTTCCAAAAGGACTCCGGGATGAGGGTCCCCTCGTCGACGTAGGCAAAGGGGAGGGTCGAGCCTGCGATCTTCGTAAAGGCGCTCTCGTCGTTCGCCCCCTCGATAAGGACCGGCCTTCCGTATATGTAGGCGAGCTT